GAATATCGCTACACGCTTAATCTGGTCGTGCAGGATTTCGTCGGCGATCGGAATGCGGTCATCGTGCCCGTCCTCGCCTGGATCGCCGAGGCGCAGCCGGATCTGCTCGCCCGGCCCGATAGCCAGCCCTTCACATTCGAGGCCGAGATCCTGAACGGGCAGGCGGTCGATCTGTCCATCACCATCCCGCTGACCGAGGCCGTCCGCGTCGTCACGCCGGAGGGTGGCGGCTATCAGGTGCGGCACCTCGACGAGCCCACGGGGCTGGACCACTTCCCCGGCGTCTGCGGCGCGACCCTGTGGCAGCTCTTCCTGCGCAATGAGCTGATCGCCCAGACCAGCGACCCCGCCTTCAAGCCATGAGCGACGGCCTCGACCAGATCGAGCAGCTGGCCAGCACGCTGCTGCGCCGCGTCGGCGGGGCCGAGCGTCGCCGCATCCTCCGCAGCGTCGCCAGCGAGATCCGCGTCGCCCAATCCGCCCGGATCGCCGCGCAGAAGGACCCGGACGGCAGCGCCTATGAAAAGCGCAAGGCCAAGCCCGCGCCGGTGCGCGGCACCTATGCGGTCCGCTTCCTCTATCCCAAGGGCGCGGCCGAGCCGCGCCTGGTCTTCATGAAGTCCTGGGTGCGCCAGGGACCGCTGCTGACCGGCTATGACGTGGAGGCGGGCGGCATCCGGTCCTTCTTCTGGGACCATGTCGCTCAATGGCTACCCGTCGACGCGGCCGAGCAGAATGCCGGGGCGGGCAAATACCGCCGCCAGGGCAAGCTGCGCCAGGCGGCGATGTTCCGGCGTCTGCGCACCGGCCGCTATCTGCGCGCCGGCAGCACCGAGGATGAAGCGTGGATCGGCTTCACCGGACCGGCCGCCGGCATCGCCACGATCCACCAGAAGGGCGGCACCGACAAGGTATCGAAGGACGGCAAGTCCGTCCGCTATGCGCGCCGCGTGCTGCTCGGCCTGACCACGGCCGAGCGCGGCCTCTTGGTCGATCGCATCCTGGAGCATCTATCGCGCTGATATAAGCGGATAGCCTGGGTTGGAAAGATGTTGCTGAGCGGGATACATCGAAAGCCGCCAGCCTTTCAGTCGGCGGCTTTCGCGCAACACTGCCGAACGGCGGTTCCGATGGCGGATAGTGTCAGATCAAGTGAACGAGACCTTCGCCGAGCGACGACGGTAGCGCGCCGCGCCAGCGATCATACCGAAGCCAAGCAGCATCATTGCCCAAGTCGCGGGCTCAGGGATTGCCGCTGCAATGGATATACTGCGTATACCAATATACTTATTGCTGAAGCGGATGCTCGAGATGATATTGCCAGTCTGGCTGAAGCCGTAAAAGCCAGGAGCAACAAGGTTTCCGCCGTTTGCCAGGACTAGCTCGTCGATCATCGCTCCTTTAGCATCAAATGCCTGCATCGTAGCATTGTTCGAGAAATTAGATGTCCAATTCACGTCGGCTAGGAAGCCGCTAATGGCCGACGTGAATGTCAACGTGAAAAAGCCTTCCGCATCATTAAGGCCGATCATCGGCGTACCGGCCCAGCTACCATTTCCGCCAAAGCCATAAAGGTTCGACCAGCCATAGGCCGCTGGTGCGGTAGACGTGAATGTGATCCCAGGACCAAAGGTTGTGGGGCCCTTCTCATTTAGTTTGTTCAGGGCCGGGATGTTCACTGCGGTGCCATTTGGCAGCGATGTGATGGTGGCGGCTGAGGCGGGTGCGATCAAGCTCGCCGATAAAGCGCCGGCGGCAGCGATCAACGTCATCTTCATAGTAGCGGTCATCCCCTTTTTGCCGCGCATAAAGCGCGACATACCATTTCGTTAATGCCAAATTAACGAGCAGTAAACCTGAGTGGCATGAGTGTTTCCCGACGAAGTCCCTCCGTGGGACGAAGTGACTCTCGCGGGTTTGAGGCAACCTGCCTTCTTCAGCCTCGATGCGGGTGCGACCAGCCTCCCACTTTCGGCCATGGTTCACCGAGAAGGCAAAGGAAGCACCTTCTGGACACAACACGGTCGTCCAATCGTGCAAGAAGCAGTTGGCTCGGAATCCCTCATAATCTATTGGACCGCCACGTCGCCCAAGCAAAAGTCAACGTGGCGGCAATTCCGATCGTCGCATGAGCCGCATTCCCGAGCGTCATGCCAGCCTCCTGCCAGTTACCTGGGGCGGCAGCGTGTGATAATCGAAACCTAAACTCAGCGTCCAGACGTCCGCAAGAGGGCGGAAGCAGCCAGCCTCGATGATCAGCCTTGAAGGTGTGGCGAGGCACGCCACACCTTTTGCCCCCTCGCCAGTCCGGGGCGCGGCCCGCGACATGGGGCCATGGCCTCCGACTCTGCCGCCTTTACGCCCGTCGACCTGTCGCGCCTGCCCGCGCCGCAGGTGATCGCGACGCTGTCGTTCGAAGCCATCTACGCGGATCTGCTCGCCAACCTGCAGAAGTTCGTCCCCGACTTCGACGCCACGATCGAATCCGACCCGGCGGTGAAGCTGCTCCAGCTGGTCGCCTATCGCGAGATGCTGCTCCGCGCGAAGATCAACGACGCGGCGCGCGCCGTCATGCCGGCCTTCGCAGTCGGTGCGGATCTCGACCAGCTCGCCGCGCTCTTCGGCATCCTGCGCCTGGTCCGCGACCCCGGCGATCCGACGCGCGGCGTGCCCGCGACGCTGGAGACGGACGACGAATTTCGCCGTCGCCTGGTGCTGGCCCCGGAGGGCTATTCGGTCGCCGGGCCGGAGGGGGCCTATATCTTCCACGCCCTGTCCGCCGATCCGGCGGTGCTCGACGCCAGCGCCACCAGCCCCAGCCCCGGCCGCGTCGTCGTCACCATCCTGTCGCGGGGTGGCGACGGCACCGCGCCCGCCGCGCTGGTCGCCACCGTCGCCGCCTATCTGTCCGCCGAGACGCGCCGGCCGATGACCGACGCCGTCACCGTCCAGTCCGCCACGATCATCCCCTATCCGGTCGCCGCCACCATCCGCACCTTCGACGGACCCGACGCCGCGATCGTGCTGGCCACCGCCCGCGCGCGGCTGGACGCCTATGTCGCCGCCTGCCACCGCCTGGGTCGCGACGTCGCCCGCTCCGGCATCCTCGCCGCCCTTCACGTCGAGGGCGTCGTCACCGTCCAGCTCACCAGCCCGGCCGCCGACATCGCCATCGATCGCACGCAAGCGCCCTGGTGCAGCGGCATCGCCATTACCCATGGCGGCACCGGCGAATGACGCTGCTCCCGCCCAATGCATCGCCGCTGGAGCGCGGCTTCGAAGCGGCCACCGCGCGCCTGTCCGCGCTGCCCACGCCCTTGCGCGACCTGTGGAACCCGTGGACCTGCCCGCTTGCCGCGCTGCCCTATCTTGCCTGGGCGCTGTCGATCGACACCTGGTCCAGCGACTGGCCCGAAGGGGTCAAGCGCGCCCGCGTCGCCGCCGCGATCGAGATCCAGCGGCACAAGGGCACCGCCTATTCCGTGCGCGCCGTGGTCGCGGCCTTCGGCGGCTCGCTCGCCATCCGCGAATGGTGGGAGATGCAGCCGGCCGGCGACCCGCACACCTTCCAAATCATCTTGTCGCTGGGCGGCGTCGTCGCGGCCGGGAACAGCGCCGCCTATGTCGACGCCGTCATCGCCGAGATCCGCCGGACCAAGCCGGTCCGCTCCCACTTCACCTTCACCCAGGCGGTCACGGCCTCGGGCGGATTGCAGGTCGTCGGGGTCGCCCGCCCGGCCACGCTCGCCCGCCTGTCCCTCGCCGCCGCCTGACCCCGGAGCCCGCTCATGGCCTTGACGATCCTCATCACCAACGCCGGCCGCGCCGCGCTGCTCAATGCCGACAAGTCCGGCACTCGCGCCGTCCGCATTGCCGCTGTCGGGGTATCGCCCACTGCGATCACGCCCGCCGCCATCGCCACCACGCTGCCCGGCGAGATCAAGCGCATCACCACCCTGTCGGGCGACCAAGTCGCGGCCGACATGATCCACCTGGTCGTGCGCGACGAAGGCGACGCCGTCTATTCCGTGCGCAGCTTCGCGCTCTACCTGGACGATGGCACGCTTTTCGCCATCTACGGTCAGGCGGACGTGATCGTGGAGAAGTCGGCGCAGGCGCTGCTCCTGCTGGCGGTCGACGTGGTGCTGAAGGACATTGCCGCGTCCAGCATCACCTTCGGCAACACCAATTTCCTGCTGCCGCCCGCCACCACCGAACGCCAGGGCCTGGTCGAGCTGGCCACCGATGCCGAGGCCGCCGCGATGCTCGATGCCGTCCGCGCGCTGACCCCGCGCGGTGCATCCCTGATCCTGACCGCTGCCAATATCCTGTCGCGCCTGCTGACGGTCGATGGTGCCGGCAGCGGCCTGGACGCCGATCTGGTGCGCGGTCGCGTCATTCCACAAGGGGCATGGCTGGGGCAAAGCGGCATCGCTCCCGCCAACGTCGATCCCGACAGCCTTCAGGTCGGCGGGTCCGCCTTCAGCCTGCACGCCAGCCTGCCGGTCACCGGCACCGTCTGCTACGTGGCGGCGCTTGCGGGTGGCGACGTCAGCGATCGAGGCTTGCTGCTCGCCTCGCCTTACGCCACCGGCGACCTGTACATGCGCAGCCGCCCCGCCGGCTGGATCAAGCTATGGTCCGCCACCAACGACGGTGCGGGCTCCGGCCTGGATGCCGACTTGCTCGATGGCCAGGACAGCAGCTTCTACAGCAATATCGTCGCACGCCTCGGCTATACGCCCGTCCAGATGGGCACCGGGTCGGGCCAGCTGACCAATATCGTCAAGATGGGCTGGTCCGGCACGCGGCTGAAAGTCACCGTCGATACCACCGATCAGGGCAATGTCGTCTTCGACGGCCACATCGCCGACGTCTGGCGCTCCAGCAACGACGGCGCGGGCTCTGGCCTGGA